CTAATAAGCCAGTTCTGTAATTCTGTGACGTCTGAACCAGACATTCCTGGTTCTAGATTCCTTGTTATGTCAGATATTGCCATTGTATTTATTATAACACATTTTCATTATTTTGTAAAGCTATGAGTAGGACTGTTGTAAAATCACTTGAGATAGTTTCACATCTATTGTATCTGTTACAGTCGTAGAGTTATTAGTCATTGTAAGTCCAAACATATATGAACCTCCAGCCCACCCCTCATCCATCACAGATGTCTGTACTAACGTATCATCTATGTAATATCTAGCAGTGAAATTAGTAGACGTATTCTTAGTAATTGTAATTCTATATTTGTGCCACTTAGACGCATCGTAACCATTGATAGTATTATCTCCAAAACTTGTTCCTCCCGCCCCCGTATTTTTTCCTTGCGTATTTACCGTAACGTAACCCGATGTATTTAAGGGGACAAACCAGAAGCCTACAAAAGAACCAGTGTCATCGGATACATCTCCCAACCTTATTTTACAACTCGGCTTATCGCTCGTCCCCACATCTATCGCAGTCGCAAACTCTATTGACGGACTATAGATTGGCAACCATGTCGTAGTAGAACCACCTATAACAGCATTAAGTGCTATAGCTTTTATAGATGAAGTTTCATTAGACGTGGAGGCTAGGTATAATTTTAGTTGATTAGAAGCATATTTTGTAACGCTAAGTGAAGGACTTAGTGAGGTCGCCCAACCATCATCTAAATTTGATAGCGTCAATATGTGTGTATTTCTCTTGAACCTGAAATTGTTAGCATAGACATCGCAACCGTCTATTGTTCCTGCGGTAATTGTTCCAAAAGTGCCAGAAGCACCAGACAGCGTACCAGCGAATGTGGCGTTACCCGTAGTAGCGTCTATCGAAAATGTAGGCGTTCCGCTTGAAGCCCCGACAATCCCATTTCTATAAACTACAACCCCAGAACCGCTAGTGATAGCACCCGTTGACGTGTTCCAAGCTATATCCCCAGCCTTGACAGCACCAGCATAATCTGTCGTGCCGAAATTAAAATCTGATAAGATTCTTTTAGTAGAGGTATTGAGTTTAGTTGTAATCAAATCTCCAACGCTATCAATAGCCCCCGCAATAGTAGCAGTTGAACGAGATGAGATTGTTCCCACTAAATCGAGAGTGCCATCAGCAACAGTATATTTTAACTTAGTAGCATCCAAAGCAGAACCGACATAGACACCAGCATTGCTTATATAATATCCTGCATTAGTAGAGTCAGTAAAGGATGTCTTTCCAGACTTTAGGACACCACCAGTAAGAGTCAAATTATTAAATTGAGCATCTCCATTGTCTGATATTTGCCATCCGCTTATCCCGTCATCAAACGAACCTGAGCGTAGAGAACCGCTGGACACCACTAAGCTATTGACAATAGAGCCACCTTGTAGTTGGTCTGATTCTTGAACAGTAACGTTCTGTCCTATCTTATATAGATTTTTATCAAATTCGTCGTATAAGCTCATTTTATTAATTCTGAATCAATTGCTAATATCTCTATGCCGTTAAGGGTTGATTGTGTGCCACTCGTTACGCCAGATAGTATAAACTCTATCTCTGTTCCCTTGACATCTACCGATAATGGTTTGAATAGTGTATCTATTCTCGTCTGAGTCTTCAACAGTTCTCCGTCAGCCTTGTAACCGAGAGTGGCGTTCGTCATATTATCCGATGAAATGAATAATTGGCTAATATCTTTCCTGGTGGAAAACAGTCCATCAAAAGTAAATGGACGAGTATTCAAACGGTATTGTATAGACGTCCCATTATCATCGTATCCAGTGTCAACTTCAAGAACATTGCCATTGTTGTCTCCAACTATCCTATATTCAGTCGTTGAAACATATCTACTAGAACACAAAGGTTTAGTAGGGTAAGAACAAACAGTCCACACCTGAGAAGAGATTGTATATCTTAAGACACAGTTAGGAATGGATTTCCCATCAACGGTAATAGTTCCAATGGACATGTTAACGTGGTCGCTATCTGCCCAACCGCAAATGTTAGTGTAATCTGCAATAGCTTTGATGTAATCGGAAACCGGAACAGATATTTCCTGTATCTGCCCGTCTGCATAGCGATATATTCCACTCCAATGATGGAAGTAGACACCGTCTTTAGCTTCTACAACGCTTTCTTGAGACTTAGTACCAACGTTGATTTTAGGGTCCGGCTCTGTCTCGTTGATTGAATATACCCTGTAAATATGATTTTCTTTGAATACTAACAGAGCGTCTTTTGCCCTTTTAAGTGCCGTGATATTCTCTCCGTCTTGTGGACTAATGTCAATCCAATCGCCGGTGGCAATATCCGTATCCCACGTTACAATGGGCGTCGCTACTGCAGAGGGCACGGAAGAATAATACAGTCTATCGGGATAGGTAGAATTACCAGCTATCCATACTCTAGAGCGGAAATTGTCTATAAACTTTCCTATTGGAGCCCCAGAAGCATTACCCGTAGTAACGAATGAATCGGAGGGGTTTCCACTCCATATCGCCGTAGCATCGGTTCCATTTACCATCCAAACAAAATCTAAGAAATCTGTAAACCTAGACTTGAGACCAGTAGTCAGTCCTGTCCTTTTGGAAGTCCACGTTCCAGCACTAAGATAATAAGTAACCGTCCCATTGACTGCCAAAGTCTGCGTGTAGGTTGAGTTTGAATTTGAGAAGTAATGTAATCCTAGTATATTAGTGGATGCTTGTATCTGGTTGCCTAATCTGGTCTGCCCTAGTCTAGTCTTTACGCATCCTATAGTATCAAAATTGACGTTAATTGCCTCATAGACAGCATCTGTCGGGATACGAGACTTTGAGACGGCTCCACGACAAATTAGTCCAGAGGTAAAATTATTTATATCAGATATGTCTAGTTTTGCCATTAGTCAGATAGTTCGCTTGGAACGAGATAAATCTCTTGCCCTAAGTGTTGTTTCGTGATGAAATCTTCTTTCTTCTTTAGCCAGAACTGGTAATCTGGGTCTGCCGTTTCTCCAGTAGGACTCAACTTTCCTCCAGATAACCGTGATTTAATCTTCCATTTCAGATAGAATACAAATAAGTCATATTCAGGTTCGTCCAACTCATCGGCATCTGAGTTATAGACGGGTAGCGTTGAATAATAATCAGAGTATATGTTGTATCCAGCCAAGTCGTCCGAGAAGGGGATGTCAAACATTATCTTGCTGTTCTCTGCGTCGACCGTATAGTAAGTCGGCTCTCCGAACGAGGCATTCTGCCATACGTCCGCAGATGCGGCGTGTCCCCCAGTCGCTATGCCAGTTACGCCACTCAATACATTTGTTGATTTGTTATTCGCCGTATAAGCAATGCTGTCTATCGTTCCTGATATGGAAGATGCAGCAACGCTTATAGAACCAGTAGAATCAAAGTCTCCAGAGTTAGTCAGCGTAATCGTCACATCAGAATCAGTCACAATAGAGCCTATGGTAGTATGAGACACCCCAGAATAGAGTTCTCTCATCTTATTAAGCCCTATATATCTGAGCGGATATTCTCTCGTTCCTATCCTTATATTTAATATGTTCTCGTTAGTCTTGGGATTTTTCAGGTCTGATGGGATGGAGACTGTATAAGTTCCAGGAACTATTTTTCCTAAAGAACTGTTGTTCTGAGTCCTAAAAGCCCACCTAAGAATACGGGGGTCTTCGTCTATCTCTCTTCTTGCTTCCCATAGAGCCTCATTAAGGAACTCGTCCGTAATTGAATCTGAAATGGTCTCCCCAACGTCTCTCAACGCCCTTCTCTTTATAGCAAATACAGAGTTAGAATTGTATCCGGACGCTAGAGTCTGGTCTGAGTAAGACGAATATAGGGTGGTAGTTGCGTTATAGAATCTTACTTTATAAATGTCAGTAGAGGCGTCAGTCGTTCTATGCACTACCGTTGATAACAGTTGAGGGTCTATACCAACCGTTGATAAAGGAGTGAACGTAGAACCACCATCCGCAGAACGAGTGATAGTTAGTTGATTATATGGAATGAACCTAACCACATCCCCCCTTGGGTGGGCACAAACCAAAGCATCGGTAGTTATTGTTCCAGCCGCAGAGCCAGATAATTTTCGTATCTCCGCTCTTTCCGTTCCAACTTCTCCGATAACGACATAATCGTTTGTAGCGAATTTCGTTCCAGCATCCACGCTGATAGTGGTCTGTCCAACCGCCTCATCAGAGCTTATAAACGTAGATGGCAATTCTGACAAGTCGGGGAATTGAACGAATATATCAACCCCTATGTTCTCTCCTGTCTTCGTGAATATTTTTGGTATCATTTTATTACTAAGTTTAATATAGCGACTAATACTCCCGTCATAATGACGGCACAACCACCCCAC